GATTAAAGCTTCGTTTGGTACTGTTGATGTTAGCCGAAAGCAAGGTGAAGAGTTCCTCGACAAAGTTTGTAAAATGAAAATTGAAGAAGTACTTGAAAACGGTTATAAGGATCTTGCTTCTAAGATGGGTGCCTATCGCCAAGCTATGGTAATGAAACGCGAAAAGATTACTGATAAAACAATCTTCATTGCTAAAAAGCGTTACATTATGAACACCTTAAACTCTGAGGGTGTTCACTACGATAAGCCAAAAATCTCTGTTACTGGTCTAGAATCAGTACGATCATCTACACCAGAAGTTTGTCGTGATAAACTACGTGGCTCTTTTGATGTTATTATGAATGGCGATGAAGCCGGTGTTCAACAATACATTGAAGACTTCCGCCAAGAATTCTACACGCTTCCTCCAGAAGCTATTGGCCGTAACATTGGTACAGACAACATTGATAAGTATCGTGGTCCTAATCTATATAGAAAGGGTACGCCGATGCACGTCCGTGGTGCCATTCTTCACAATCATTATCTAACTGCTGCAAATATGGACAAAAAGTACCCACTAATTTCTGGCGGTGACAAAGTTAAGTATGTTCATCTCAAGCAACCAAACCCTATTAAAGAAAACATCATATCGTTTCCAGGTGTTCTTCCTGAAGTATTTGGTCTGCACGAATATATTGATTACGAACTACAGTTTGAAAAAGTATTCCTATCACCTCTTCAAGCTATTCTACAAGCTGTTGGATGGTCCGCAGTAAAAATTGCAACACTAGATGATTTCTTCGTATAAGGATATTGATATGAACTATGACGAAATGAAAGGTCGCTTCACACATCTCAACAAATTAATTGAAGCGGCCGAGGCTGAAAAGGCCCCAGACGAATTTGTTAACAAACTAATAGCAGAACGTACTTTAGTTAAATGGGAGATGATTAATCATTTAAATGCAGGGCTATTCGAATCAGAATATCCAGCTAATTTTAGTTGACAGACCGCAATAACTATGATACAATGTAAGCATAACGTAAAATATAAAAGGAATATATTATGAGTGACTGGGCAAATGATATTGCTAATATGCACCAAAAGTTTGGTGTACGAGAATGGTTTGAAGCTAACAAAGACAACAAAGAATTGATGGATAAGTATATCCGTTTCCGCCTTTCAATGTGTAAAGAGGAATTAGATGAAACCTTGGATGCTATCGAAGCTAAAGATGCTGAAGAAATTGTGGATGGTCTTATCGACATGTGCGTATTTGCTATTGGGACTCTCGATGTTTTTGGCGTTAACGCTAACGATGCTTGGGATCGAGTTTTCGAAGCTAATATGGTTAAAAGTGTTGGAGTTAAAGAAGGCCGCCCTAATCCGTTTGGACTCCCAGATTTGATTAAGCCTGAAGGTTGGGTGGCTCCAAACCACGAAGGCAACCACGGCGAGTTTAGCAAAGCGCTATGACTAAGCTAGAAGAACTAAAAGCTGCCTCTGATACTGCTTATGTTGCTGCTTCTGCTTATAATGCTTATGCTCGTGTTGCTGCTTCTGATGCGGCTGATGCTGCTTATGATGCTGCTTACGATGCTTATGCTGCTGCTTATAATGCTTATGCCGCTGAACTGAATAAACCAAAGGAACAAACCAATGACTAAACTAGAAGAACTAAAAGCCGCTCGTGAGGATGCTTCTGATGCTTATACTGCTGCTCGTGCTGCTACTTCTGATGCGGCTGATGCCCGTGATGCTGCTTACGATGCTTATGATGCTGCTTACGAGGCGTATCAAGATGAACTGAATAAAACAAAGGAAACAAACTAAAGAGGTAAACTATGAAAATCCTAATGCAGTATTCAAAATCAACAAAGAACACGCACATGTACTCTAACGATGCTTCAGATGCAGATATTCCAACGTTGTACATCAAAAAGGTTGCAATGGAGAAAAACCCGCCACTGGAAATTGAAGTGTCCGTTGCTGAATTTGGCGAAGGCTAATGGCAAAATTAGAAGTCTTTTTTATGCGAATATACACAAAGCTATTTGGCAAACCTAAAGATCCAGTAAACTATCTACGTGGTACTAAAAAGTAACACAAACTCACATAAGTGGTTATTGCAATTAAGGTTGCTTTTCCACTGTATATATAATACAGGTATTTGCTACTTGCACCTATTTTAAGATAAGTAGCATTAATGAATATTAAAGAAACAAAGGTAAGAAAATGAAATTATTTGTAACAACAGCATGCATTCTAGCTGCGGCATCGGCATCAGCACAAGAAGTATCAGAATTTGGTGGTCCACCAGTAACTTTCTCAGGTGGTGTTGAAACCACTGTAGCAAAGACTGCAGCAGATAAGTGGGGCGCAACTACAGATTTTAATATCGGTATTAACGCACTTGGCAATGTTGACGTATTGATGGGATTTGAAGCTGATGCTGCAGGCGCGCTTACACTTGATGAGTGGTCAGTTGCTTCAGTAGTCGGCGGTGTTGGTTTTGCGTTTGGCGACCAAGATAACATCTTCGTAACAGCAGAAAGCGGTACTACTCTTGAAGATCCTGCAATGGCAGAAAGTATTCAATTGAGTTCTATGGGCGCTACGGTTGCTCTAGGGTTCACTGATATCTCAGCTGATGTAACCGACATCGAAAATGTACAAGCCGCGTACGCGGTACCAATGCCTCTAGTAACTATGGTTTCTGGCGACTATAACCTTGACTCGAAAGAATGGGTACTCGGTGGTCGTGTTGATACTGACATCGCAGCAATTGGATTAGGTACAACAGTAACTTATGGTTCTGCCTCTGAAAACTTTGCGTTTGAAGCTGACGCAAGCGCGTATGGTATTGTTGCTTATGTTAACGGTGATCAAGGTGATATGGCACAAAACGTAGGTGCTTCAATTACTCGTGAGATTGCTGGGCTAACATTTGAAACTGCAGCAAACTATAATATGGATTCAGCTAAATTTGTTCCAACCGCAAAATTGGGCTTTAACTTCTAAACTGAAGTCAAGCACTAAACAAGGAGGCTCTTAACGGAGTCTCCTTTAAATAATAAATTTATGATATAACAACGTGGAGTAATATATGTCGAACAAATTAAAAGAACTAACCTGGGCGCATCATCAATCCGCAGAGCGTCGAGTATTTGCTAAAGAACTTATTTCTGGTAACATTGATCCTGAATTATATTACAAATTCTTACAATGCCAATACCTAAACTACAAAGCGCTTGAGAACGCTACTATCATTCCACCAAGCCTCAGTGTTATCCATAGAGCACCACGTATGTTCCAGGATATTCGCGAACTAGAAACTATGTTTGGTTTTGAACCAGACGGCGTATTCCCAGCTTCAGTAGATAAGTATATCACTCACATTGAAACACTAGCTGCGTCAAAAGACAACGAAGGTCTACTTGCTCACATGTATGTAAGACACTTTGGTGAACTTCACGGTGGTCAAATCATCAAGAAGAAAACACCCGGAAACGGTCTGATGTACGAGTTTGCTGGTGATACTAAAGTTCTGATTGAAGAATTTAGAAAGCTTTTGAGCGATGATATGGCTGACGAAGCTAAAGTGTGTTTTGACTTTGCATCTGAATTATTTGATGAACTATCAAAAGAAATGCTAAACAAAGCAATCTTAACTATTGACACATGATGCATTCCATTATATAATTGATACAGGAATTAACGAAAAGGATAAAGATATGCAAGAACAAACTCAAGTCACAGCTGAAGAAGACGATATTGAAATTGCCACTCTTAACAAAGATATGTCTGCTTCTGCTCGAAGAGCTGCTAGTGCAACCGCAAGGGCTTCGCGCCGAGCGATCAAGCAAGTACGTGAAAGTAAAATTCTACGCGCTTGGGCAAAAGCTCGAAAAGCTCGGAAATCAAAATAATGCAGTTATGGGATAGACTTAATGAGTACGCAGATCAATTGCGTACTCGTTTTGATGATAACTTTCATCGCTACGACAATAGTAGTTATACGAAAGATCTACAGTTTGAAGGTTGGAATGATATTTTTTGGCAGTCAGATGAAATCTACAAATGCCATTTAAAGATTATTAATCCAGCAGATGGTAAAGGTCTATGGTTGATGCACGTAAACATATTTCCAGAAGTTGGTATTGAATTGCCTATTCTTGGATTTGATATTGTTGCTGGTCCTAAGAAAATTACCGGATCGTTTATGGATTATAGCCCATTGCACGGGTTTGACCATCCTTTTAACAAACACATGAAAGAACAAGTAACAAGTCTAGAATGGGTTAAGTCACGCGAACTTCCACCTTGGGCTGCAGAAATATTTTCAGAAGATATGATAGCAGTTGGTAATATTAATTCTGAAGAAGAACTAAATCAGTTTATTAGTGTTACGTCAGGATTAGTAGATTATTACCTAGACAACTTAGAAACTAACGCATGCGTATCAATTCGTGATACATTGCCAATGTTAAATAAGTATTGTGAAAATCAAAAAATGAATCCACACTTACATAGATCTATTCTTGCTATGGGTATTTCAGAAGAAGCTAAAGAGCGCTATGTAAATAACGTGTTGTTTGAAGAAAAATAATGGATTATGCAAAAAAAGAGTTGACAGTTAGTGGATGTTGTGATAATATAGATATATCGAGTGGTACAAAGCAACTTAGATTTGGAATCCACTTATTTGACATAACTGTTGTCTACTGTACTAATTGTGGTTCTGTAAAGACAACATCTAATATACGGGAGAAAGAGTATGACAGGTAGCACGATTATGACTGAAAAGGCAGGTCAATCACTGAAGGCTGATTTTTTCAGTACTGACACCGGCGCAGGAATCCGTTGCTTTATTAACGGTGAGTTTATTAAAGAAGAACTTTATGAAAGTAAAGACATCCAGTTTGCCCAAGCAAGTGCAAGACGTTGGGTAGATGGGATTAACCCATTAAATGGATAACGAAATAAAAATGATAACTCCAAGAACACCAGAAAGAGTACACCACGATATTCAGAACATGTTAGCTGCTGGTGTCAATTACATAGATGCTCTTGTAG